TTTATCAATTCATTGTAGAACCTAAAAATAATAGGAGATACGATAACATAAAAAATATAGGAGGTATTGATTTTATAACAAGCACCTCTGAAGAAGATGCATCTACCTCAAATAGAGAAGCAATAGTTCTTGAGACACCTCTTAATTATTGTGGTCCTATTGAGAAAGGAGATACATTATTAGTTCATCATAACGTCTTTAAATTTTACAATGATATGAAAGGACGTAGAAGAAGCGGTAAGAGTTTTCTAAAAGAAAACATTTTCTTTTTAGACCCCGACCAATTTTTTGCTTACAAGAAAGATGATAAGTGGTATGGATACGATAGGTATTGTTTTGTTAAACCCATCCCTGTTAAAGATAGTTATATATTCAAGCCATTCACAAAAGAACCTTTAATGGGTGAAGTTGTAATCGTGAATGATTATTTAAAAAGCAAGGGAGTTGAGATAGGAGATACAGTTTGTTACAAACCTTTTCAAGAATATAAATTTAATGTTGATGGTGAAACTCTCTATAGAATGTATGACCATTCAATTACATTAGTATTATGAATAGTAAAGAAATCAAATTAAAAATTATAGAAGCAGGTCATCAGGCAGTAGAACAATTAATAAAAGTTGCTAAAGAAAAAATTATTAAACCTGACCCTGAAGATGACTTGGCTGCAGACAGATTAAAGAATGCAGCAGCTACAAAGAAGTTAGCAATCTTTGATGCATTTGAAATATTGAAACGTGTTGAGGAAGAACGTGAGGCTCTTGCTGAAATAACACCTAATACAAAAATAGATACTAAACAAGGATTTGCAGAAAGAAGGTCTAAATAGCGAACTATATAGAGTACTAAATAATTACGTACCTAAAAACGTACTTAGTAATAAGAATCGTAATAAGTCTTGGATTTATGGTTACGATGAAAAGTATGATGTAGTTGTTATATCTAAGACAGGACAAATCGGTGATGTCATTGAGATATCAGGTTTAAAGATTGCACTACCTAAAACACCTAAAGAGTGTCTTCAAAGACACTCAGATAAAAGCAAACAGTATTGGGAGAGACGAGAGTTACCCAAACAATTATCAAAGATTCAATCTATATTTCAATGGAATGATATGCCTTCTGAATTTAAAAGCAGATGGGTTGATTACATTGAGCAAGAGTTTGATTATAGAGAAGATGGGTGTTGGTTTATGAACAACGGTATCCCCACTTACATAACAGGTGCTCACTATATGTATCTACAGTGGACTAATATTGATGTTGGTTATCCTGACTATAGAGAAGCTAATAGATTGTTGTATATTTTTTGGGAGGCTTGTAAAGCTGACAAAAGAAGTTTTGGAATGATATATTTAAAGATTAGACGTTCAGGATTTTCTTTTATGTCATCATCAGAATGTGTGAACACGGGTACACTCGCAAAAGATTCAAGAGTTGGAATACTTTCAAAGACGGGTTCGGATGCAAAGAAAATGTTTACTGATAAAGTAGTACCAATAAATAGTAGGCTACCGTTCTTTTTCAAACCGATTATGGATGGTATGGATAAACCAAAAACAGAATTAGCTTATCGTGTACCGGCATCTAAGATTACTAAAAAAAATATGTATGACTCTGATGATGAAGAGATACAAGGATTAGATACTACTATTGATTGGAAGAATACGGATGACAACAGTTATGATGGTGAAAAGTTATTATTATTAGTTCACGATGAAAGTGGAAAATGGCTAAAGCCAAATAATATATTAAACAATTGGCGTGTAACTAAAACTTGTTTACGTTTAGGTAGCAAGATTATAGGTAAGTGTATGATGGGTTCAACATCCAATGCATTAGCAAAGGGTGGGGATAATTTTAAGCAATTGTATTATGACTCAGATGTTACTAAACGTAACTCAAACGGTCAAACAAAAAGTGGTTTATATTCACTATTTATTCCTATGGAATGGAATATGGAAGGATTCATAGATAGATATGGCAATCCTGTTTTAGACACACCTACTGTAAAAGTTTTAGGTATAGACAATGAAACTATATCTATGGGTGCTATTGAGTATTGGGAGAATGAAGTTGAATCATTAAAGAATGATGCTGATGCTTTGAATGAATATTATAGACAGTTTCCAAGAACAGAGTCTCACGCATTTAGAGATGAAAGCAAACAATCATTATTTAATCTGACAAAGATATATCAGCAGATAGATTATAATGACGGAATGATTACGGACCAATATGTTACACGTGGTTCTTTTAGTTGGAAGGACGGAATAAAAGATTCGAAGGTTTTATTTTCCCCTGACAAAAGAGGAAGGTTTTTAATTACGTGGGTACCCAACATTAATTTACAGAACAATATAAAAACAAAGAACGGGATTAGATATCCCGGAAATGAACATATAGGAGCTTTCGGTTGTGACTCATATGACATATCAGGAACAGTAGGAGGCAAAGGCTCTAATGGTGCATTACACGGACTAACTAAATTTAGTATGGAAGAAGCACCAAGTAATGAGTTTTTTTTAGAGTATATCGCAAGACCACAAACTGCAGAAATATTTTTTGAAGATGTTTTGATGGCGTGTGTATTTTATGGTATGCCAATATTAATTGAAAATAACAAGCCAAGATTATTATACCATTTTAAAAACAGAGGGTATAGAGGTTATTGTATGAATAGACCCGACAAAGTGTTTACTAAACTTTCAAAAACAGAAAGAGAGTTAGGGGGTATACCCAACTCGAGTGAGGATGTTAAACAAGCTCACGCTGCTGCTATTGAATCATTTATAGAGAAACACATTGGTTTAAAAACTGAAGAAGGAGATATGAATACAATGCCTTTTAACAGGACTCTTGAGGATTGGGCAAGGTTTGATATAAGTAACAGAACTAAGTATGATGCGTCAATTAGTTCAGGATTAGCTATTATGGCTTGTCAAAAACACTTGTACCAACCTGAAAGAAAAGAATCAAGAATATTGATTAACTTTGCAAGGTATAGCAATAAAGGCAACTTAAGTCAGATAATTAGATGAAAGATGTAAAAATAAATATTACATCTGCAGGGTTCCCAAGCCAATTCGTTTCGGATGCAGAAAAGGCTACCGATGAGTTTGGTCTACAAATAGGTCAAGCAATACAATATGAATGGTTTAAAAAAGATGGGAATGGTTGCAGATACTACGACCAATGGAGAGAGTTTCATAGGTTAAGATTATACGCAAGGGGTGAACAATCCATTGGCAAATATAAGAATGAATTAGCAATTGATGGAGATTTAAGTTACTTAAATTTAGATTGGACCCCTGTCCCTGTTATACCAAAGTTTGTTGACATTGTTGTTAACGGAATGGCAGATAGGTTGTTTAAAGTAAAGGCATATGCACAAGATGCTATGTCACAAGCCAAACGTTCTAAGTATCAAGATATGATAGAGGGACAGATGGCTGCTAAACCTATGTTAGAAATAATTCAAAAGAAAGGTGGGGTTGACCCATTTGTTATGCCTTCTGATGAACTTCCTCAAACTGATGAGGAATTATCTTTATATATGCAGTTAAACTACAAACCTGCTATTGAGATTGCTGAAGAAGAAGCTATTAATACTATACTCGAAGAGAATCATTATTTAGATTTACGTAAACAATTTGATTACGACTTAACTGTTTTAGGAATAGGTGTTGCAAAGCACGAGTTTCTACCCGGAGCAGGTGTACAAGTTTCTTATGTTGACCCTGCTAATATTGTCTATAGCTATACAGAAGACCCTCACTTTAAAGATTGTTTTTATTGGGGAGAAATTAAAACAGTTCCTATTATTGATTGTAAAAAGATTGACCCTTCATTAACCAATGAAGATTTAGAAGAGATATCTAAGTACAGTCAATCGTGGTACGATTATTATAATGTTGCTCAGTTCTATGAGAATGATATTTTTTATAGAGACACAGTTACATTAATGTACTTTAATTACAAGACCACTAAAAAGATGGTCTATAAGAAAAAAGTAATGGCAACAGGTGGTAGTAAGGTTATTGAAAAAGATGACCAATTTGACCCACCGGTTGAAGTAATGGAAGAAGGAAAGTTTGAGAAGTTTGAAAAGACTATTGATGTTTGGTATGATGGTGTAATGGTTATGGGAACTAATATTCTTTTAAAGTGGGAACTTGCAAAGAATATGGTAAGACCAAAATCTACAAGCCAACACGCATTACCTAACTACGTAGCAGTAGCACCAAGAATGTACAAAGGAGTAATTGAATCTTTAGTTAGAAGAATGATTCCTTTTGCTGATTTGATTCAGATGACTCACTTAAAATTACAACAAGTTATTTCACGTGTAGTTCCTGATGGTGTATACATTGATGCCGATGGACTAAATGAAGTTGATTTAGGTACAGGTAATGCTTACAATCCTGAAGATGCATTAAGACTTTATTTCCAAACAGGTTCTGTTATTGGTAGGTCTTATACTCAGGATGGAGATTTTAATAATGCAAGAGTACCGATTACTCAATTGACATCTAACTCAGGAGCATCTAAATCACAGATGCTTATCAGTAATTATAACTATTATCTAAATATGATTAGAACTGTAACAGGTCTTAATGAAGCAAGAGACGGTAGTATGCCTGACCCTGATTCATTAGTTGGTTTACAGAAACTTGCTGCATTAAATTCTAACGTAGCAACTCGTCATATATTGGATGGAAGTCTTTATATATTTAGAAGTTTATCTGAAGCATTAACTTATAGGGTTGCAGATATTCTTGAATACGCAGATTTCAAAGATGACTTCGCTAATAAGATAGGTAAGTACAATGTAAGTATTCTGAATGAGATTTCAGATTTATACATTTATGACTTTGGTATATTCTTAGAGGTTGCACCTGATGAAGAAGAGAAAGCTAAACTTGAACAAAACATTCAGATGGCTTTATCTAAACAGGATATTAATCTTGAAGATGCTATTGATATTAGAGAGATAAAAAATATTAAACTTGCAAACCAACTTCTTAAACTGAAAAGAAAACAGAAGCAGGATAGAGAAGAGAAAATGGCTATGCAGAAACAAGCTATGACTGCACAACAAAACTTGAAGTCTCAAGAGATGGCAGCTCAATTAGCTTTACAAAAACAACAAGCTGAACTTCAAGGCAAAATGCAATTGAAACAAGCTGAGATTGCTTTTGAAATAGAAAAGATGAAAAATGAAGCAGAGCTTAAGAGTCAATTAATGGCTGAAGAGTTTAATTATAATCAGCAACTTAGAAATATTTCTGAGACTGCACTTCAGCAAAGAGAGACTCAAAGAGAAGATGCTAAAGCTGCTCGTATCGACCAACAGAATACGCAGCAATCTAAATTAATAAATCAACGTAAGAATAATTTGCCACCGCAAATATTCGAATCAAATGAAGATAGTTTAGATGGTTTTGATTTAGCCGAGTTTTCCCCAAGATAACCGAATAAATTGAACAAAATTTTATTATTAACTTTGTAAAAATTAAATCAAATGGAAATTAAAGTAAAAGCAGTTGAGGCGGTTGAAGAAAAATCAACTCAACAAATTGAACAGGAATTGCTTGATAAGCACGAGCAAGAAGTACAGGGAACTGAAACTGTAAAAGTTGAAAGTGAACCGAGTGTAGAAGTTGAGC